GCTGATCGTGATACCCTGTACTCCAGCCGCATCAACCCGATTGCCACCTTCCCGAGGCAGGGATTCGTCATCTTCGGACAGAAGACGCTGCAGGTCAAGAGCTCCGCTCTGGACCGCGTTAACGTCCGTCGGTTGCTGTTGGAGGTCAAGCGCATCATCATCAACATCGCGTTGCAGCTGGAGTTCGAGCAGAACACGCCTGATGTTTGGAACAAGTTCGTCTCTCAAGCCGTCTCGGCGCTGGGTTTGATCCAGACCCAAGCAGGTATCGAAGCGTTCCAGGTCATCATGAACGAAACCAACAATACGCAGCAGGACATCGACCTCAACAAGCTCAACGGTCGCATCGTGATTGTTCCCACGAGGGTGATTGAGTTCATCGCTGTCGATTTCATTATAACCAACTCGGGAGTCGCGTTCGGTGCCTAACTCAGACATCACCTTTGGGTGATGCGTAATTCACTACGTGAAGCAATGGCATGTGTATGAAGATTGGACACTAGAAGAACAACCTCGATGTTTCTATGTTGGTAAAGGCGACGATGATCGTGTTGCTAAGCTGAAACGTAACAGCGAAGGACACTCTGACATCGCCTTCCAACATGGATAACGTCGTGTTGTAGTTGAAACAGTTGTCACCCATCACACAGGAATCACATCGTCTGATTTCAGTGTGATGTTCTTGGGGTGCACACGATAGTTACTCGTAAGCCGTTGCTAGCGATTACGAAAATGTCAACGACGGCATAGTTAGAACACAGGAGAACTGCTTTGGCACAACTCAAGTTTGGATCCGCAGGCGTCACAGCAACCGAAATCGACCTTTCGGGTCCCACAACCCAACAGCCCACAGGTGTTCCAGCGGGCGTTGTCGGTACCTCCTTGAAGGGTCCGGCTTTCGTTCCTGTCACCATCGGTGTAACGAGCGACTTCTACGCCAAGTTCGGTCAGACCGATGGCAAGAAGTTCGGACCTCTCGCAGTGACTGAATGGCTTCGTAATGCACGTGCATTGACCTACCTCAAGGTTCTGGGAACCGGTGACGGTACGCAGCGCAATGTTCAGACGGGCATTGTCAACCGCGGTGGTTTCACTGTCGGCGAGAAGGAGCCCGATTACGACAACTCAGGCATCCTGAGCGCCAACCCCTACGCTAACATCGGTGGTCCTACAGGCCGAACCTACTTCCTTGGCGCTTTCATGTCAGAGTCGGCGGGTTCCACGATCTTCAGCTCGGCTGGTCTACAGACGGGTTCCGCGGCCCAACCGATCGTTCGAGGCGTATTGATGGCTGCTTCTGGTGTTGTGCTGACCCTGTCGTCGACTTGCGTGCCCAGCCCTCAACCCAGCGCTTACGCCGTTGGCAGCGATGGTAACGGTTCTTCGTTGGGAGCGGCGGTCCTGCTGCAGAACAACATCGCCAAGCAGGACTTCGTCATGCTGTTGAACGGTCACCAGGGAACGAATCCGTTGTATCCAAACATGATCACCGCATCGTTCGATGTAACGTCTCCGAACTACTTCGCACACGTTCTCAACACAGATCCCAACAACCTTCAACAGGCGGGTCACTACGTCTATGCATTTTGGGACGTTTACCCGGCCGTGGCAGTGGTCACCGGTTCAGGAGTGCTTTCGGCATCACGTGGTGCTGGGGCCGCAACGACTGAGACGTCGGGTGTCGAGCTTGCGGCGTTCCTGCTGACCGGTTCTCAAGCGCGTGACACCGGCACCGACACGGCACCTGACTTCGAGGACTTTAAGGATCGTTTCTCTCACGCAGAATCACCGTGGATCATCAGCCAACCCTTCGGTGGCAAGCCTCACAACCTCTTCAAGGTTCATGCGCTTGACGATGGCGCGAATGTATCGACATTGTACAAGTTGTCGATCGAGAACATCGCTGTTTCAACCGATCCCTCGAACCAGTACACCACGTTCGACCTGGTCCTCCGTAGCTGGAGCGACAATGATTCTGCACCAAGCTACCTGGAGCAGTGGAGGAGCATCAACCTCAATCCGAGCGATGATCGCTACATCACCAAGGTGATCGGTGACCAGAACGCGTACTTCGACTTTGATCGTGGACCCACCGCGCAGAAGCTCGTCGTTGATGGCAACTACCCCAACGCTTCGAACTACATCAGGATCGAGGTTGATCCTAGCGTTGACAACGCCGAGGTTGATCCGACGGCAATGCCGGTCGGCATCAGGGGTCCGTACCACATGTTGACAGCGGGAACCGATCCTCTCAAGCGTCCGGTCAGCTCGCACATCGTTGATGCAAGCGCATGGAATCGGGTCAAGCAACCGCCGTTGCCGCTGAGGCAGAACCTCACGCAGGGCTCGGGTGCCAAGCTGCAGGTCAACTCGCTGCTGTACTGGGGCATTCAGTTCGAGCACGTGACAAGCCTCAATACGCCCAACTTGTCGACGCTGCAGAACCTGTCGCTCGAAGCGGAGGCAACGCACTTTCCGAACCACCGCACGGACATTCAGGACTTCTGGACCACTGATAACGTCGGCACGCCATCGACGACAGCGAACGGAGACATTGACAATGATCTGTTCAACTCCAACGTCTTCAGCCTGATGAACATCCAGGTCGTCACCGGGTCGACAGGACTCGCTGATCCCAACCAGTGGGTCAATGCAACGTACGTTCGCAACGGCAACATTCCGGTCAATGATGCCAACATGACGCGTGGTCTGCTGTCGACAGATTTCATCCAGGCGAACCGTCGCTTCCTCAAGTGGAGCTTCATCGTCCAGGGTGGTTTCGACGGTACAAACATCTTCGACATTGAAGCCGCATCAATCACCAACGCGGCCGTAGAAGCTGACATGGTCGACATCAACCGCGGGTCGAACAACGGCGCGTCGGTGTCGGCGTACAACGTAGCTCTGAACATCATGGGTGAGGTTACCAACACCGACCTACAGCTGTTGGTGGTTCCTGGCATTCGGCACCCAGTGGTGACCGACGCTGCCATCTCGGCGGTTGAGAACAGGTTCGACGCATTGTTCATCATGGACATCGAGCAGATCGACAACAACGGTGAGCTGGTCACCACCGACGATCAGCTGCCGTCTGTCACGTTGACCGCGCAGAACTTCTCGGAGCGCGCGCTCAACAGCAGCTTCGGTGCTGCCTACTTCCCAGATGTGGTGCTGCCCGATCCAAACACGCAGACAAACGTGGTCGTTCCTCCGTCGGTCGTCGTGCTGGGTGCTCTGGCCCTGAACGACGCGATCGGTTACCCATGGTTCGCTCCCGCCGGCTTCACCCGCGGTGCGCTGCAGACGACCCTTGAGGCCCGGGTGCAGCTGTCGAAGGCGAACATGGACGTGCTGTACGACGTCAACATCAACCCGCTGGTCGCCTTCCCGGGCAACGCAACGGGAGGTACCAACCCGAAGGGTGGCGTCATCGTCTGGGGTCAGAAGACCCTGCAGCAGGCTGCTTCAGCGCTTGACCGCGTCAACGTTCGACGCTTGCTGATCGAGATCCGCCGGCAGGTTCGTGACATCGCCAACACCATCCTGTTCGAGCCCAACCGTGACGTAACGTTGGCGAAGTTCTCAGCGGCCGTGACACCGGTGCTGCAGAAGATCCAGACGCAGTCGGGTTTGGATCGCTTCAAGGTTGTCATCGATTCCTCAACGACGACCCAACAGGACATCGAGAACAATACCATTCGCGGCAAAATCTATGTGCAACCCACGCGCAGCATAGAGTATGTCTCACTTGATTTTATCGTGACGAACAACATCAACCAACAATGATCGTTTGATGGTCGTTGATGTACAGTTCTAGGTGCGCATCATTTACCAACACATCAATCGGGTCAATGGTAAGTCGTACGTCGGTCTCACACCCATAACAGTCAAGTCAGATTTGATCATTAATGATGAAGATGAACGCGCGCAGCAACTGATGATGGTGCGTTGGGCAAGCCATTGTTACTCAGCTCACAAAGGTTCGAAGTTAGCATTTGCCAACGCAATCAGAAAGCACGGTGAGGGTGCATTCGATCACATTGTACTTGAGAAGTGCGTTACGCTCGAGGAAGCACAGCTTAGTGAACGACGTTGGATTGTTGAATTGCACACAACTGTAAATGAACACGGTTACAATATGACGTTGGGAGGTGAAGCTTGCTTGTTGGTCGGTGAAGCAAAGGAACGACATCGAAGATCAGTAAGCGTAGCATTAAAAAAGCTATGGAAGAACGTTGATCATC